AATTTATAACCTTCATAATCTTCATAGAATAAAAATCCAGATGTACCATCAACCTTTCCTTTCTTCACTGGTTGGGCTTTTGGTGATAACCAAGTGCAAGTATAAAATGGTTTTCTGTTATTACCCATAAATGTGTATGAGTTAGCTGTATCATCTACTTTTACTCTAGTTTTATCTATGGCGAGGCCTTTGTCGTCAGTTAATATTTCTTCAACATGAGCTTTGATTGTCGCTCTAGGGTAATGTTTCACACACCTAGACCCCTCATTTCTCAAATTACCTATGGTGCTAAGACCTAAAGTGTATATTGCCTGACTCTCTGTTCTGTTGATATCTTCGATAGAAGTCACAAATAAAGGATTGCCTTCTCTGTCACTGAAATCAAAAGTATCTGTTTCATTTACACCAATTTGCATGTCTATTCTTTCATATCCTCTTATACCCTTAGTATCTTTACCCTCAAGTTTAGAAATAACATTACTGGTTTCGGATATTTTTACATATGCAGTTATTGATGGGGATAAAATGTCTTCAAAATAATCAACGTGAACCACACTCTTAACTGCAGCAAAGTCATGAGAGAATGTTTTTGAAAGATCTTTCAAGTTTATAGAACCAGTTTGATCTGCTGGCGTGATGACGCAGTGTTTTATATCTACTTTATTAAGGGATGACATTATGAGGCACCTAGAGCGTGAATCTGATGGAGTTCAACCACAGCTAACTTATCAAATACTGGGACAAACTCATTTGAAGGGGGTATTCTTCTAGCTGTGGGAGGTGTTGATTGTCCTCCATTGACACTAGACCCTGCATCATTATTAACAACAACAAAGGTAATGTCTCCTCCACCTTCACCAAACATTTCTTCATTATAATCTTCTACGGAAGCCAAATCATCAGCTGTGAATCCAGTTTTCATTTCTAATTTACTTATGTCCTCTGGAGATGCCTTACCCTCTTTAATTTTATTAATCAAACCTTCATTCTCTTTTATTATTCTCTTTAATTCCTTAGCATAGTTGGGATCTGTTGCGAAAGTTTCTGCTTGCAGTTTCTCCGCCACCTCTCCAGCGTTTTCAGATCCTGTTTCTACACCAGTGTATCCTTTATAATCTTTATACCATAATTTTACAAGATAGTCAATTGAATCTTGGGCACTATCAAAGTTGATAAACTTAGCCTTCTCTTGATATTTCTTTCCATCTACCTCATATTCATCTACTACTTTCTCAGTGTAATCCATACCCTCTACCGCCTTTAAGTTGAATAAATTATTTGTTCCAACATTATCCTCTCCAGCAGTAGTTTCTAGTTGATACTGAGCAACAACTGCTTCTGGGAACTTTGCTCCAGCTTTTACAGCCATTTCATATATGATCTTTTTCCTCTCTTCTATCGGAAGATTTTGATCGTATACAAGTTCTTTCTCCACAGCTTTCCCCATTACATCCTCTTGTGGTTTTACCTCACCATCTTTTTGTACAATTTTTTTCCTCTGTATAGTTGTTTTATCATACAAGAATACCTCTTTTACATTCGATAAGGTCTGCACTTTATCACTCATCTCAGCCGCTGCAGCTGGTTGTACCCCTGTAAAAAAGTTAAACAATTTACCGACTGCCTTTTTACCTGTGTTAAGAGCTCCCTTGACCACATCTTTGGCAAGTCCACTGAATACTTGACCTTTAGATAGTTTTTCAAACCTGTCAACCAATTCTTTGAATCGTTGTTCATTAGTCTTCTCTACTTTCTGTTTTTCTTTTTCCTCTTTTTTCTCCTCCTGTGCCTGTTCTTCACCCTTTTGTTGAATTGGTTCTTGATCTTTTTGAGGATCGGGTTGTGCTGGATCTTCTTGATCTTTTTCGGGTTCTTTTATCTTATCAACATCACTACGTTTTTCCAAAGCTACCTTTTCATCTTTCTTAACAGCACTCTTAACATTTTCTAATCCCTCCTTTCTTTGATCATCTTCTTTCTTCAACTGTTCTTTCATTAATTGATCGTCACCACCAAATCTTTCCTTCAATTCTGTCTCAGGATCCACTTCATTTGTTTTGGCTCCTCTTGTAAGAAGAAAAGGCAACATAAAAACACTACCAGATAATAACATATCTGTCATAAAATTTGAAGTGTTTGGGTCTTTATTACCCTTAGTTCTATCTGCTACAAATTTTTCTGCCTTGTCAACTTTAGAGTCTGATGGAGGATCATTTTTAGTCATGATCCTATCCATGAAGCGTGTAAATCTTTGGATCTTGGTGTTAGCCTGATCTACCGTCTTCTGTGACTTCTGTTGAACTATTAAATTTGATACAGATGTATTTCTAACCATTAGACTCCGTTGTTAGCATCTATAATATTGAACACTGCATAAGTGCTAGGAATATGAATATTTTTTGTATCAATCGAGCCAAGGATTGGAATTTTATTTCCAGCCTGATTCAACTGTTGTACATTATGATTTGGTTTCATCTGAGGTTGTTTGCCTGCATCCATTCCTAAAGGCACAATCGATGGTTGGCCACCGTTACCAGCTACCTTGGCAGTTTTAGAAACATCTGTGGCAACTGATTTCCTCTCTTGGAGTTGCTTTAGATCACTTTCTACCTTAGAAGTGGTTACTTCTGATGGTACATTTAGTTGAAGTTGTTGCATATCATCCATACTTCTTATTTCCTCTCCCATAACAGGGCCACCTAATATAGCATTTACTCCAGTATCAAGTATTTTCTTAGCAAATTTTGTCGCTGGTAAATTTAAAGTAAACTCGGTTGCCTGATCCTTTATACCCATCACTCTTGAGACGATATCTTTACCTGTCAAACCTCTGTCACCACCAATTCCTACATTACCTTTTTCTCCTTTATCTCCCTTTAATCCCTTTCTAACAAGACCGAAAATATTCTGCACTACATTCTGTACAGGACTCCTTCCCTCCTCATCAAAGTCGGTAGAACCGAGAGTGGCGCTATCTACAAAACTCTGTCCCATATCTTGAAACTTAGTATCACCTCTCTTATCAAAATCAAATATACCACCTGTGAAAGTATCTGCAATACCAGCTACTGCTCTTAGTAATCCTTGTGGTTTTTCTTCTTCAGTGGATTCCTCTTCTACTGTAGTAGGATTCCTAGTGACTACAAACTTTCCATCGTCAGTTATCTCAATAGTGGCATTTTCTTTTCCAACGCCAAGAGGCCCTTCTTTTGGTTTTACAGAAGTCTTTTTCTTCTCTCCCTCTGGAGGTTGTACTTCTTCTTTAGGTTCTTGTTTCTTCTCAAGGAAGGTCATAATACCTTCAAGTTTGTCTAGAGATGAAGCGAAAAACTTAGATGCCTTTGTCTGTACTTTGTCTTTGACTTCTTTTCCCTTTCTCTTAAAGAAATTACCAACTGCCTTGACACCTGATATTATTTTCTTACCAACAAATTTTGCACCAGCAACAACACCAGCCGCAGCTAGACCTGTCAAAACAAAAGGTGCAGCGATAGCAGCAACACCAGCCGCAGCAATAACTTTTATTATATTACCTACAGTTCTTAAAAATCCACCACCACTTTTACCACTTGCTAGTTTTTCTACAAAATCTACAGCTATCTTGCTTGCTCTTTCAAGGAAAGGTAACTGAGTCCTTGACATTTTATCTAAAGCAGAACCAAATCGATCTATCTCTCCAAGCCCACCAGAAAATATTGAATTGAATAAGTTATTGGGATCAGTTATTTTTTCTGTATCGTCCCTTACCTCTTGTTTCAAGTCTGGCAGTATATTATTAGCTACATTTTTTACAATCCTACTAATCTTAGTTCTCGCACCAACCTTTGTATCTTTTGATATTGGTTTTAGCTGTTGATCTACACCTTGTAATGACTTCTTGGCTTTTACACTAGGTAGAATGCCTTGTTTTTTTGTTGGCTTTACTCTAATCCTTTTCTTTTTACCTAGAAGATTAGTGCCTCTCTTAAATTTTGATATCTTATTTGCACCAGAAACTGCCCCGCTACCACGTTTAAACAATTTAGATGCATTGATAGTCTTAGCCATTTTTTGCTTGTGCTTCTCTAGCTCTTTGTTTTAGTTGTTCCTCTTCAATATGTAATTTAAGTAAACCAACATACACATCTCTTTCCCAAGGAGGCATGTTCTCTAATTCTGTTAGAGAGTATTTATGGTACTGCATGAGAGCGAAATTGATTCGGAAGTATGTCTCAAGATCTACATGAGACATACTTAAGCGAAAAAATCCGATAGCCCCTCTAGTACTATAGTGTTTTCCTTCTTAGTTTTCGGATTTATAACCTTAAGTGTGTGTTGTAACTTAGGCATAGTTTCAAAAAACTTCTCTATCTTTTGAAAATGTTCAGATGTCAAAGACTCGACCCATTCTTTCAATTCCTTCTTAGTACATTCAGACGCTGAAAACATCTCCTCATCATTATACACCATGTCAATAGAAGATGCCACGATCTCAAATGATTTTTCAACAGCATCATCCTCTTTCTTGTTAAAATTAGTCTCAATGAACTGATTTAACGAAGGATATTTCATTTTAACAGTATAACCATCTGCTAATTCAACATCAACAGAGTGATCCTCAGACTTAATAACTTCAATTTCATCAATATTAATGGATACAGGAACTTCTGTAACTCCATCATCACCACATGTAACAACAAGTTCGATAGTCTCACCAACAGATTTGGCACGAATATTTAAGAACAAGTATTCTATATCAAAACTTGGCAGGGAATCAATCTTCACACCCTTTGTCAAAACACACTCTTTGAGAACTTGTTTTACGGCATTAGAAATTTGTTTTTGATCTCCTGTTTCAAGAGAAAGTATGAGAACTTTTTCTTCTCTTACTAGAAACGGTCTGTATTTGACGGTCTTTCCAGTTGAAGGCAATTTCAATTCATACTGAGCCGTCGTAATTTTTGGTAAAGGCATAATAAGTAATTATTTGCTATTATTTAGATGGGTTTTTATGACTCCTTCATAGGTTCTGGTGTTATTCCTAAAGGTTCTTGAGCGTCACGGTTATCTTTAGTGGCATTTACTATGAAATATCTGTCATAGGCAAAATCAACTGTCACTTTTATAGCTTGGCCACCACCATAACTCAATTGTATATCTTGTATTGATATTGGAAATGCATTTACGAAGTTATAACTCATTACAGATGGAAAATAATCTAAGCGTCTATCAGTGGGCCCTGAGAAATTAGGATCATCATAATCTCTTCCCCTATTATCTGATAGCGCATCTCTGACTAATCTACCAGTTTTACCAAGGTTTACGTCTCTTTCAAATTTAGTAATTTGGATATCTCTTTTATAGGAGTGTGGATATCTAAATCTAAAAAATGCATTTTTATCGCCTGCACTTGGATATGCTCCCCTTGCGGATGTAGGATATGTTACTCCCGCCGAACCAACGTAAAGTGGGTTCATATAGTTCATCCATTCTTGAAACAATCTAAGACTTGCATAGTCTTTTGTAACATAGAATGAAATGGCAATATCAGTAAATGCTCTCTGTGTGGCAAATCTTTCCCTTATACCTTGTCTACTACCAACTTCCTGTACAACTTGCATGTTTGTGCCTGGTAGTGTTGCCTCACTTGCAAGTAACTCATATCTACTTTGTTTATATGGGCCATCAAAAACTCCACTATTTGTCAACCATTCATTTAGATTCTTAGACGCTCTTAGGTTCTCATCTGTATAAGCTTGTCTAATTCCGTCTAGTGTGCCAATATCAGCTGGAAAATCACTTGTAGTTGAAGGAATTTGTGGAGCAAGTTCCATAGAAACTTTGAAATAGTTAGATAATGAAGGTGCCCCTATTGCTTCTTGGAAACTAAACATACCGCCAGGAGTTCCTAGATCAAAAGGGAATTCGCTCTGAGCATTGCTATCTGTACTCGCAGTCAGTTTCCCTACCTTTTGAAAATAGTTCCTTATTGAGTTGGTCATCTAAATACAGTTATGACTTACATACTATGTATATGGCTTATAAGGGAAAATTTAAACCAAAACATATAAAAAAGTACAAAGGTGATCCCACTCAAATCATTTATCGTTCTCTGTGGGAAAGAAAGTTTATGGAATACTGCGATTTAACAGAAAATATAAGTCAATGGCAATCAGAGGAGTTTTGGATACCATACAAAAATCCTTTAGATAGAAAGATGCACAGATACTTTCCAGACTTCTTTATCAAGTATCAAGATTCAAATGGAAAGAAAAGATCTGTGGTGATTGAGGTAAAACCAAAGAAACAATGTAAAGCTCCACCAAAAAATCCAAAGAGAAAATCAAAGGCATGGGCAAATGATGTTCAGACATGGGTGATAAATGAGGCAAAATGGAAGGCAGCAGAACAATATTGTGCTGACAGAAAATATGAATTTAAAATCTTAACAGAAGATGATTTAGGTATCTCACATGATCGCAGAAGATATTAAAGAACAGGCTGGTGCTGGTAGAAGAACTAGTGCATGGTATGTTAATGCACTAGAAACTGCTTTGTCTAATTTACAGGTAGAGGACTCAGATACGATAGACACTGGTGGTATCACATTGGGATCTCTATTTTTCTTCTCATATAGTGTTGCATATCCAGAAAAATACCCATTTTGGGATGTTCAACCATTAGCAGTGGCTTTGAGATTTGACGGAGATGGTTTTCTAGGATGCAATCTACACTATATCAATCCAGATTATCGTGATGCTGTTGCAGAAAGCTTACTAAATAGCGGTGGCGGGTCTGTTGTACCTAAAAATAGTATACACAAATATCTATTTTCTGGAATGGGTACTCTATACGAAGTTCCTAAAGATGAAGATTGGGGAGGCATTTCATTACTTCCTACAGAAAGATTCATCAGTAAATCTGGAAGAGCTTACCCTAAAAATAGAGCGTTTAACTGGAGAAAATAATGACCACTGGACAGTTACCATCTGACTATCAACAAACAGAATCTTTAGCTTTCCAAAAAGCAGCAATTACCAATTCTGGAGCTGGAGATGAAATAAATCCACTCAAGTATGAAAAAATACAAAAGATAGATGGTACAACAGGTAATCTTGGAACCTCAGCTTCTGGTGATGTAACTAATTTTCGTTTATTCTACGATGGCAAAACTGGAAATGCACAACTTTTGCCTGTAGATAGAGACGGTTTAGTTATTCCTAACGCTACGCCAATTTATCAAAACGGTGTGTGGAATTTGACAGATCCTCAAATGAAACTCGCTAATGGAAAGTTATTTTTGGATGATCAAGCGAGGGCAAGAATTGATGCTACTATTAAAAAAGGTATAAAAGAACATATAGAAGCCACAGGCGACAAAAATATTCTAAATCCCAAGTGGTTAGACTCTGATACTGACCTAGAGTATTCAAGCGATGAAGTGGTAAATGCTCTTACATTTGAAAGCACTCTAGATAAAAATATGATGGGCCCTAGTTTTGAAGAGGCTTCATTCTATAGTGCAACTGGTGAGAGTTACGAACATAGTAAAAGTAATAATGGATTATTTAATATAGACAATTCCATAATATTATCAAGTTACAATCCAAATAGGATAGGAACAAATACTGATCACAAGAAGGGTTTTTTGACTCGAACTTTTAATCCTTATAAAGATTATGGAACGTTTCATAATATAAGTGACTACGATGATGATAATGATATTTTGTTTAGA